TGACGATTTCCGTAAGTTTCGCCTTGCTTGATTCTAACTTTTTGACCCTGCGGAACTGCTGTAGTTCTTGTAAGTGTAATAGTCTGTGTTCCGCCAATATCTTTTAATGCAATAGCATACACATCATATCTTTGACTAAGTGATATTCTGGTAGTCGCATCAAAAGTAGTTCCTGCTTGACTAAATGGATATCCGTCAAATGGTGATCCCGCGTCCCATAAAGTTTCATCTTCACTGTCATTTAAAAATACAAGAGTCTTACCATTTATTTCAGTAAATGTATCTATACCACCATACGTATCAACGAATTTACTATAGACCTGGTTATGTATTTGACTATATGATAGAGTTGAACAAAAATCCACAGAAGCAGCAGTTGTCATTTCTGTAAAAAAGGATTGATCATCCTTCATTGGCACATTGAATGTGATTCTTCCAACGTCTTCACCATTGTTACTTACACCGACAACATCTCGCGTGCTTACGTTTTGTTGTGCAGAACTTATACCTGTTAATCCTATCTCTGTTTGAATCCAGAAGGGGATACCTGGCTGACTTACATTAAATGTATAGGTGCCACCCCTAGCCAGATAGAGAGTTTCGTTGCTGGTTGCGGTAGTGTTATTAAATCTGTATACGGGTTGACCTGTAACAACTTGACTCGTTTCTTCATCAAACGTAGTAGAATCATATCCTACTGTATCCCAGGGTATTTGTGAATAGGTTGTTCCTTCTCTATAAACAGTATAGTCCTCTGTCATATCTACAGTGTTGCCAAAAACATTAACTCTGTCAGGACCACCGGGTAACCAGAAGTATTCTCCGTAGTTGACTAATTTATCTAAATCTACAAAGCCACTCCAGTTATAGTATTCCTGGCTGAATAGGTCATTGGGATTTTCTGTATTACCGTTGTAGTATCTAATATTATTCAAAAAGTCTATATAGGAACTTGCACTTTCTACAGTACCTTCACTATTTCTATAGACTACGCCAGGCTCTAATTGATAGTTTGTTCTGTCAGTAGATATTTCACTAAGATATCCATCACCTGCTGTATAGTTCTTAGCAATCTTTCTGCCAATAAAACCGTCAAATCTTGTGTCTCTGGGTTCGCTAATTAGCTGGTCTAGAGTAGCGTTTAAAAACTTACGGTTACGTTCAGTTTTAAAAACTTCTGGTAAAAAAGTCTGACTTTTACGAGTTGCCATTAGTAATTATATCCAGTGTTAGTAATATTTGTATTGTTAGTCACTGTATTTACAGTTGTAGAAAGTGAGCTTTTTCCTGCACTTACGCTTTCAACACTAAGATTATCAGATGCGGCATTTACTACTGTTCCTGATGCAGTCAATTGACTAGCAGTAATAACAGAAATAATTTCTACATCATTAACTGTCGCACTGCTTATAAAGATCTCGTCTCTTGCACTTGTAATTTGAAGTAAACTACCAAAGACGTTGGTTGTGTCTTTAGGTACTATAGTAATACTAAGAACATCTGGGGACAATTCTTGATGAAGATAAGCATCTAATTCACTGAAGTAAAAAGTGTCGCCAAAATCCCAATTTTCAAGAGCAAAATAATTATTAATTGCTCTGATTACATTTGCTTTAATTTCACTATCACTTTTTAAAGTAGCTTGATTTTTAATTACTTTAAATGTTGCTTGTAAACTAGCATCTGCTTTACTGCCAAACAATGGTCTAAAATTTATAGAGTGGAATATTAGAGCATCACTAACGCTTTTATTGGATTCAAGATTGCCAAATGAATCTCTTAACTCTAGTGTTGAAGGTTTAGTAGGCTTTTCTACTCTGCCAGTGATATCTGTTACCCAATTTCTAAAATCTGTGTTATATTGTCTTGTAAGAATATAAAGATCAATAATATTACTTGGACTTGGATCGATTCTTCTATTATTGGGCGCATTGTGACTATACTGGAATAATAAATTATTTCTTCCAGTTTTCTTTATATAATCTGTTGTAATCTTTATATTTTTTGTACCGCCAGAAGCTTCATAAAGTATGTAAAATACTCCTGTACTTGAAGCATAAAATATTTGCCCTAGACTATAACTAGCAAGTATAGTTCTTATTTCACTTTCTGTGGTGTATGTTGTTTCTATAGTTGAATCAACTACTGGTTTGTATCTAGTAAACCCTGCCGAATCTAGGTATGTTGTATAAAAAACTACTTTTCTGGCACTGTTTGTATCAGGAGATACGATTGTTTCAAAAACCTCTGGATCGTCAGGCACTCCATCACTATCACTGTCAGGAAAGGTTACTTTAATTTTTTCATTAAGAGTGAACCCATCTGATTCAATATATGCTTTATCTATTTGTAGGGGAATATCTAAACCTATAGGCAAACTGCTGTCAGGCTTGTTATTGACTTTTAAAACTTTAATAGTGTCCTTAACAGTTTTGCCTGATACGGGATCAAAAACTTTTAGATCGCTGTCAAAGTAAAAGCGAGTTTCCTTTACACTTTCAAATGTATAAGTGGTACTTCTATATTTTACAGTATAGGTTGCACCATCATTTGTGAATAATAGAAACCAACTGTTGTCTAATCCTAAATTACTTTGATCTCCAGTATTTGTAAGACTAAAAGTTGTACTTTGGTTTAGATTTAGGCTACTGATAATTTCCCATGTTCCAGTTTCATAATCATATCGTAACCCAAAAGTTTTAAATGTAGCAATATTGTCTGCTATAGTTGACTTGTTTTGACTAGTTAGCGTGTTGTTCCACACAGGGTAAATTTTAGAAAGTATTGCCCCTGTTGGAATTATCTCGCTCATAGTCACTGGGCCTGTGCCATTTCTAAGATTACCCACGCCTTGATTTGTACCATCATCAACAACTTTAATAATACTTGCCCAAATATAATCTTTAGTATTCAAATCTCCACTTGAACCAGTTATGATAGTATTATTAATATCAAAAACTTTACCAGCTGGAGCAACAAATTTAAGTAAACTATTTGTATTAGCATACTTCAAACTACTACTAGCAAAACTACCAATTGATGCTGGATTGCCAGCTGAATTTTTAAAATAGCCAGTTACAGTACCAAAACTCCTTGTAGTTTGTTGCCATGTACTGTTAAGACTGGCAACATCCTTTTTAGTATAATTTTTTATGTAAAAATGAAAACTTTCATTATTTTGAATAATCGGTTCAATTCGTCGTGAAAGAACATTGAATATGTCACTTCTAGTAGTAAAATTAAAACTAAAACTATTAACAGGCTCGTCAATAAACAGAATACCATCACTAGCAACAATATTTGTACTGCTGTATTTTCCAGTTGTATCACGCACATCTAGGTATCTGCTGATACCACTTGATGTACGATTTACCGCTTTACTTTTTAAAATATCTGTATAGTTTGTAAATGGGAAGATCTGATAATCTTCAGCGTTAATCATACGATTTTGAGTATAGTATTGCTGTTGTGCCTTTAACTTTACATCATTTAAATTTTCTCTGGCACTTGCATTAGAAATTGTAGTTTGAAGTGCAAGATTTACTGTAAGGCTCTGTAGTGTATTTGTCTTGCTGACATAGGGAATATTGATCTCTATATCCTGCATATCACGTGGAGCGATTTTATAGGTTAACCCATTACCCACTCTAAAATAGGTTCTAAAATTACCCACTGGGGTAGTAGTGAAAACATCATCACCAAATACTATATTGATTCTATCATTAACAGCACTTTCTACAGCGAATAAAGTTTTTATTTCCTTACTCAAGCTATTATAAATTACGTTAGTACCATTTAGCGCAGGTACTTTTGTCCATCTTGTTGATTCATTACCCTGTGAATCTAATTCATATAACCAAACATCATTATTGTCAATGCCATTTACGCTTATTTCTACTACACGGTTTGGCAACTTTTCATTAATTGAAAAATCTACAGTTTGCAGGCTTCCTTGTTTAAAATAAAAGAAGAAACCAGTGTTAATACTATTAAACCCTCTATCGTCACTTCTGTAAATTAAGTTTAATGTATCCCTTGGTCCTGGGGGGACTTCATATAGATAGTTTGAACCACTATATGTTCCATTAACTACTTCAAAATCTATAGTTCTACCATTTACGTTAGTAGAGAATTCATAAGCAGCAATACTACTGGGTATAGTTCTAATATTATATTCTTCAGTTTTAATTCCACCTATAGATGTTCTTAATGATGGATTACTAAACTGCTGCGTACCAACCATGGCTGCATTCATAATAGTTGTAAATTGTTCTAGGAAATCTGGATTTGCTGTATCGCCCCAAAAAATTTCAGTATCTTGAAGATTGTTACCATTGCTATCAAAAACTTCTTCACTCGTGCGTACACTAGTTACTTTTAGTAACCCTCGCCCAATTTGGCTACGCTTTACATTGTAATTAAGCATCCTGGCAAGACGTAAAATACTTGAACGTCTTTGTGCAGTTTCTAGGAAATTTTCTCTTGCATTAAGATCAACACGGAAACTCATACTCTGAGTTAGAAATGCTATAATATCAATTAGAGCTATATATTCACTACTCTCAATGAAGTCATTGAAATCTTCTGGATAATAGGTTCTAATATAATCAATTATAGTTTTACGAACAGTCTGATAGTCGTAACTTTGAAAGTTAACTTCCCTAAATGCTTCGTAAATCTTTGTCCAATCTTCAGCAGCAAATAAGTTTGATTCTCTAGTGGTACTAGCCATTAATTTATCTCACGTTGTTATACTATATTTATTTGTTATAGAATATACGTATATTATAGGTTATTATCACGTAAGAATGTGATTAGTAATCGCTCACTAGCATCAGTAGCCACAAAAACCAAGTCAACTTCTACTTGAATACCATTATCAAATTCAGATACTATTATATCTTGCGCAATTACCCTAGGATCGTAATCAATTGTGGTTTGCACTTCTTGAAGAATGGCATCTTTTGTTTCTTCAGTTAATGGATCCATTATATACTCGTATATACTTGATCCAAAGTCAGTGTTGAATAATTTTTCACCCTTACGTATAGCAAAATGGTTTAATATATCGCGCTTAATAAGATCTTCATCAGACAGGCTTACTGATTGGAAACTGTTATTTAAAGTAGTATAGCCACGGTATAAAGACATAGTATGTTATTTACCCTATATGTATAAACCTTGCCTAGCAAAGTAATCAAAGTTCTCTCTGGATTGTTCATAAGCACTTGCTCCCTTTTGAGCATATGTGGATAGCTTTTTATACAAGTCTTGAGAAGATTCAATAACTGTTGTGCCTGGTATAGGCTTAGGTTCTAAAAATTCGCCAGCCCTTAATTTTTTTGCATAATCAGATCCAGACGCATATGATGCTGTTAGCATAGCTGATACGACATTGGGTGCATCTGTAGCTTTTATACCGCCATTAGTAGCTAATTCTTGATATTTTTTTGCCAGATCTTTTTGGAATATGTCTTCTTGAAGAAAAGAGTTAGCAAAAAAGTCGTCTAGATCACCAACACCATTTTTTCCAGTCCAAATTCTAGGATCAGATAGTTGGCCATTAAAGACAGCTTCAGGTTTAATAAATCCTTGCTCTTTTAAAGTTTGTGTAGTAAGTCCAAACTTACCTATAGCCCTCGTTACACTATCAACATGATTATATTTTCCACTGCTACCTACTAACTCTGAAATGCCAGCTGAAATAGATCTCATGTTATTTGCATCTAGAACACCCAGAGGATCTGGTAAAGACTGGTTCACTAAAACTGCTTCGTTAATTTTTTCACTGTTGGCACCCTCTAGGATACTATCTAAACCATCGTCGCTAACCACAGGAGGATTTTTGGGAAATGAAACTGTTTTATTAATATCTCCATTAAACACTGTAGGTTGTGTTGTTATTCCATGTTCTACGTAAGGCTCGTGTGTTGGCGCACGATCCACTGTTGTTTTTAATTCGTTATTGGCATTCCAAAAACCTTTACCATCAATCATAGTATCTTTTAGAGTTGCTAAAGGTATAGCTTTGCCTTTGGCTGCTCCTGCTGCACTTCCTTGTAGAGCTATACAACCTGCTTTAACGTTAAGTGATGGTCCAGCTTTAAGATTCATTGTGCCTGAGGATTCAATATTTGCTGCTGAACCACTCTTAATGTCAATCCCCTTAGAGCCAAACATTCTTGCTGATCCTTTGCCAGAAAATACATCTATAAGAGTTCCTCCCTCTAAGTGTGTTGTGTTTTCACTTACTAATTGAATAGTAGACTTAGCATGAAACTTAATATTTTGATCTGCATGGAAATTTATATTTTTACTACGAACATTAACGTTGGTTTCACTGTATAGGTCAAGTTGACCTTTCTTATCCATCTGAATCCATGATGTGCCGCTGGAATTACTAATGTAAATAAAATCTTCTGTATCATGCAGTAGTATTTGATGACCATGGCTTGTTCTTATACGTACCTGATTGTTGTTACCTTCAATATCACCATCATCCATGGTTAGTGAGTGGCCACGAGCTCTTCCGGATTTCCCAAGAAGTGTGTTAAGGTCATCTCCCACTAATTTAGTAGCCGGGTTATTTTTGAGACTACTTATAACAGGTGTTTTTGATATGTCTACACCGGTTTTAGATTTTCGCCTTCCCTTTGTTGTTATACCTACAAGTTCACTAGGAGTCTCACGCATGTAATTACTGGTCGTAAGACCTCGAAATTCGTCCTTATCTAATCCCTGTTTCTTTAATGAACTAAAAGAGTCTAAATCTATTTTCCTTTTAGGTTTGAGCCAGTTAGTTAATTTACTAGTATCTTCTATACGATCATTTAGGTCGAGCGCAGGTGCACGAGTATGTCTAGGGCCATCACTTCCTTCACTAACAAAATTACTAGTCATCCCAGATTCAGGTAATGTTTGCATCATATATGCATCAGGTGCACAGGCAAACCAAAAACCTTCAGCATTTCTACCTTCTGGAAACACACAAAGGACTCGTGTTCCAATGTCCGGACACGGATAAACTATACCACCTACACTCTTTGTACCGTCCTGGGCTTCAGATCTACTGTAAAACGGGGTTGCATATCTAACCTGTCGCCATTGCGAGGTAGTTTCTTCAAGAGGTTTACCAGTTTGAGTACCAGTATTTCCGTATTGGGGGATGAATACACTTAAAACGCCCATATGAGTTGGATGTGAATTTACCTTTACAATACCAATTACTATGCCTTTATCTTCATGTATTCCGCGGACGTCTTCAGTTTTGAAATCTTTATCGCCACCCTTTGCCCCTAAATTTGTATAATCAAACATTAGCCATATCCTATCCTTTGTTTTTTTAAAAGTCTGTTGGCAACAGATCTATGTTAAAAGGTAAGTTAGTTACTTTAGATCTGCCACCCAAATTAGTATTACTATCTAAATTAGTAATTGAACTGGGATCATCTTGCAACTGTTCACTTATCCTTCGCTGGTTGTCTAATTCTACTAGAGCAGGATCATCTTGCAAGGATTCACTTGTTGTAGGTACATTAGCACGTACTTTAGCACCCGCAGTTGATTTTACTTTAACAGGCGTAGCACCAAGACCATATCCTATCATGTTCGCTTCTTCTATATCTTTTTGTTCTTGAATAGCCCTTTGGTTATCCAAATATTTGGCAGATTCTTTACTACGAACAACTGTATCTTTTACTGGCTGCATATGAGTTCTGAACCCTTCTAGTTTTTGAGAGAATATGCCTCCTGCAAAAGTACTTTGTATTTCAACAATCTGATAAACTCCACTAAAGTCACTCGTAGAATACTTACTATTGGTGTTTGGATTAGCTAGACCTGACAGATCATCATAGTCAATTGGAGTTTTTAGATTAACCTGTATATAGGGAGGACTTAAATCATAATTTAATGTGTCGTCTGGCATGTAGGGAGTATTATACAGTTCCCTTCTTAGTTCTTTATCTTGCCAAAAACTATCCCCTGTAGGAATATATGCAGGATCTCCTACAACATCTAATTTTAACGCAATAAGATCAGTACCATCATGCATTATTGTACTGAATAAATCTTTTGCACGTTTTTCTTCAACTGTTGTATCTGTTTTTAAGCTTTCACCTTCAGTACTTTTGGGTGTGGTCCTTATTTGAGGAGATGCAAAAGTGTCATGAGTTTTATTGTCTACAGGTATACCTGTTCCTAAAGTATGTGCCTGATAGTATGCCGTATCAAAATCTAATGCAAACCCTGTTACTTGTGTATTTTCACCAGTGAAAATATAATTGTAAATTTTATGAATACCCTGTCCCTTAGGTTT